TGCAAGTTCTTTGGCGATCAGGTCCACCGTGGGACTGGACTCGATTGCGGGCTCAATTACAGGGCGCGGGGGCTGGCCGCGGAGCGGCGATCCATTGGTGAACAGAAACAGCAGTTCCGCATTGCTAATCTCGCCCTTCTTACGCGGGCCGTTGGCTTCTGGAATTCCTACCAAGGCATCCGCGCCGTTGAGCGCAGCGATGCCCTTGTTGATCTGATCCATTCCCGGCCCGGATTCGCTATAACCAATCTGCATTAACGTCTCCAGTACACTGGCCCTGAACCCACCACGCGCGCGATTGTCGCAAGCTGCACACCGTACTGCGTCAGCGTCCATGTCGCCCAGTTATCGAGCGATTCGAGAACCTTGAGCCCCTGATTCACGCCGTCCGCTCCCTGCGAGATGGTGATGCCCGCTTGCAAGCTATTCGCTACGATCTGAGTCGCCGTGGTCTGCGTGTTGCCCTCAGTCTCGAGCCAGAGTGTCAGATAATGCGCGATGTAGAGCGCCATTCCAAGTTGCCACTGCTCTCGCCAGCGCGACTGCATCAGCGAAACAAAGGCAATATTCAGATAAATCTGGATGACCGTCAAAGGAACCAGCGGGGCCTCATAAATCGACAGCGTAACGGCGCCTGAACTTGTGGCATTGGCCGAAATGGTCGCTGTAGGGAAGCTCACGCCCGTAAGAACGGCTCCGTTCGGTATCCCTGAACCGGCCACGAGTTGACCAGGCAGCAGGCCGGTAACACTTGAATCGAGCGTAATGGTCTGCGAGTTTGCTGTCAGCGTTGCCGGAACCTCTGTGGCCGGTCCAAGGAACTTAGGGTAAATGGCCAGAAAGTCATTCACTGTATAGGGAGGATTACCCGTCTGCGGAAGCCCGGAGGCCACGCCAAGATAAGCCGCGCACTGGCATCCCCACTGACCGCCGTAACCCCACCCGCCGCAACCGTCGAAGCCATACCCGCCATAGATCGTCATATAGAACAGGTTGATGTCTTGGCACGGGAAGGCTGGCATCGATCACTCCTAAAAGAACGGGCCGGGACGTTTAGCCCCGACCCGATGGGATTCGCAAAGCAGCGCAGTTAGATGCCGTACTGATACATCAAGCAAGTCGGCCGGAGAACCTTCACGATGCCGGTATTGGCAATGTAAGTGGCCACGAATGCGCCATCCTGGAGGCTGAGAGGTCCGCCCATCCGCTGAATGTCCTGAAGGATACCGAAGTTTAGGAAGCCATCGTTGAACGTGTAGCTGGTGAGCTGAGGAGTGTTGCCCGTGCCCACCGCCTCCGCCCAGTAGGGAAGCGGGACGATCTCAGGGGTCTTGCCGTTAATCGACAGGCCCCAGTAGTTCGCCTTGATATAGGCTAGGACGTTCTCGTAGACCGAAACCTGCGGTGTGCCGGCCACGTTGAGATACATCGGCTGTAGAAGATACTGCCAGCGGGTCGCCGGGACCAGGAACCGATCAGGAACCGAATCAGGCGCGTAGCCGGAGTTTTGCCATGTAATCTTCGCGGCGTTCTGGAAGTCGTTCACGATATCCAGAGGAGCCTTGGTTTCCCAGAGCGGAGATGGCGATATCTGCGTTCCATTGGCCGCAACCTGATTAATAACACCGGCCACGGTCGAATTGAGCAGCCCTTGATTGGCCTCACGTCCCAGGTATACGCGCCGGTCCAGCGTCTTGTTCCAATCGGTGCGGACAGCCTTGTCCAGGATGTCGTTCGGGGACTTGTTGGCCTGCGCCAGGCGAAGCGACTCAATCAGCGGAATGCGGATTGAACGCTGCCATGCGTAGGTCGTGTAAACGTCCTGCGAACGGTTGAAGTTGACCACGCCGATATCGTTGGATGCGGCACCGATGCCATCCATGTTCGGAGAGAAAACGGAAACGAATTCCGCCGTTTCCGTGTCTACCCAGCCGCCGCCATTCATCAGCGGAACATCGCGGAACCAGGTATGCCCTTCCAACGGCATATGCAGCCGGGGATCTGGCTTGTTCAGTTGCGACTGGAGAAAGATCTGGCCGGTTGAGGCCGCATCTTTAACGCCGAGCGAATCCGCGCCGCTCATGCGGAGCTTATACAGATTCCGCAGATAGGTCGGGCTTTTTGCCAAGGCTTCCGTTTCCGGATCAATGATAGCCTTGCGCTTGGCCAGAAGATACAGTTCGTTCGTATTCATTGTTTTCTCCAGTGTTTACGGAATCAGACGGTTCAAAATTGTGACCTGCGCAGTGATCTGGCCGGTCTGAGGATCGGTAGACAGGATGCCCGTCTTGAAGACAATCCCGTTTGCCAGCAGAGTATTACCGGACAGCGAAGAGCCTTCAATGCTGCCAACGCCGCTGTTCGGATAGCTGCCGTTGAAAGTCGTACGGATGTAAACCGCGGCACCCGCCCCTGCCGGCGTACCGTAGGGAACCGCAACGTTCATCGTTCCGCGCGTGAGCGCATCGCACTCCGAACCTGCCGGATACACGCCAGAGTTCGAGATTGATCCGCTACCTGTCGTCGGATAGACCGTATTGGTCTTGACGTTTGCCTGCGCAAAAGCCATCGGCGTAGTGCTTGTCACTGAGCTGCTGTCTACCGTGATGAACTGCGCCACCGATGAATAGGTGTTGTTCGAGTTCAGGATGAGGGCATCGCCAAAGGAGGGAATCAGCGTGTCAGTGAGATTGATAAGCCGAGGGGTCGTGAGCGGATAGTCGGTCTGCGAAACTGAACCGACCGGGCCAAGGATGAGTCCTGTTACCGGAATGATGCTTGCGGGCATGTGATTGCTCCTTCGAGTGTGTTACTTGCGAGCTGCGCGAGCAGCCACATAGTCGTTGTAATTCTTGACGCCCTGCGCATAGGACACGCCATTGAAGAAAGTGAACATCGGAACCTCTTGATCGCTGTCTTTCGCCCCGCCTTCAGGCGAAATGTTCACCAGTTCTTGAAATGGATCGAGAGCGCCATCTTTCACTCCTGTCTCGATCCTCTTGAACTTCTTCGAGAGCGAAACGAAAGCATCCTTGGCTCCCTTGTCGCCGGACTTGGCAACCACGGGCTTGAGCATCTTGAGCAGACTGGCAGCATCGCCTACCTTGAAATCCGACTCGGAACGCTCATCGGAAGGCAGGATCAGGGCATCGGCTTCATCCCCGTCCTTGCTCGCCTTATTGTCCTTGCTGGACTCTTTCGCGTCCTTCTTTAGCTTTTCCTCATCCTCGTCTTCATCCTCGGAGTCGGTCATCTCGTCATCGCCAAACACTTCGGCATCCTTCGATGCGCGCTTGTCTTTGCAGGCATCACACATGCAGCCTTCGGGATGAGCATCCTTAGCCGCTTTCTTTTTGTCCTTGCCGGCCTTCTCCTTACGCTCTTTTTCTTCGCGCTCCGCTTCGGCTTTGGACTCTTCCTCGTCCTTGGCCGCATCCTTCATTTCTTCGAGGGCATCGGCCACTTCGTCCGCCTTGGCATCTTTTGCCCAGAACTGAAAGCCAAGAGCTTGGAAACGTTCTGCGATAGTGCGCTTCGACATGGTGTTTCTCCTGATCTCCAATTTCGGGGCTGCGTCCTTGATCCCTACTTCCGATCCAGCTCTGCCCTTCGGAACAATGGCAACATGGTTGCCGCGAATCTGTCTTTGAACGTACCGGCCATCCGAATCTTTGTCTAGCCGGAATGTATAACCGCATGATACATCACGCACTCCGCCGTCCACTTTCACGTTGAGTTCGGGGTGCTTTACATGGAGGTCTGCGATGAGCGGAGTCTCACCATCGGCCATAGCTTCACCGACGCGCACATTCTGCGCATGACCCTTGCTTGTGGCCTCGTATTCGTCCAGGGCATCAATAAGGATTTGGGGGTCGGCGGGATGCTCGTCCAGAACGGACTTCCCCTCAAAAGAGGCGATTGTTTCGGGCGCGGTCACTTCCTCGATGGGGCGATAAACCGTCACCATCTCCTCGTCGCCGATGTTCCATTCAGCCTGATAGCCGGGGTTCTTCTTGATTTCGCGGCCTAAGTATTGCTGAAACCCCGTGCGCGCAATGGGCACGTTCTTGTAAATCCGGTAGCCTTCAGGGGTTTGGAACTGGCTTTCCTTGCCAGGAAGCAGAGATGCGTAATAGGCCAGCTTGCTGCTGATTGCTGGTACGGCCTCAGCATCCACGCCGCTAATCTTGTGAGCATTGCGGCTGGCATAGAAGATGGATTCGGCCCTTTTCTTCGACGGATAGATGCGCTCCATCGAGCTAAGGATTGTCCGGCCTTTCTTGGTCAGTGGCACGAATTGAGATTAACACAGCGCCGTTTTCGTACTCTTATGCGAATAATGAGAAACTGTGTCAAGCCACTTTCGACCACTTTGTACCAAGATAGTTACTACCTATTGAACGGAGTATCGAATATTTCGCTTCCTGCCGGGCCGCCCCACTTTTCTACATATCGCTGGCATCTGTCATGGAATCCTGAATCCACTTCGCGCCTGATCTGAGGATCTGCCTTGAGTGTTTGCGAGGGTTCGTGGTAGACGGGAAGGTTGGATTCCAGCAGTTCGTAGCCAGCCAACTGGAGACGCCGGTAGCAATCCTGATCGCTTGCATACCACGGGAAGCCTTCATCCCACCCGTCGATGCGCTCAAAGGCTTTTGTGTTGAAGACGGCCAGGGCATCGTAGTTTGTGAATATGACACCCCAGTTCCTCGTTTCCATACGAGCCATTTCAAACAGGCGGGATATGGTTCCGTCTCCCGCCTGCGCGTCTGAGTGCATGAAAAAGTAGAACGGTGCCCGCATCGCGTCTGCTGCCCGCATCATCAGATTCTGCGTCTGGCTGAACGTCATTCCCTTGCGCGGAGTCATGCAAGCCCCCATCGGAACCTTCACATGATTGTCGGCTGAGTTGTTTATGACCACCACCTGCACGCCTTCTACACCGGATGCAGAAGCGATTGCCTTCCCTAAGAGGTCGGGCCTGTTCGCGAAGGGGATGAACAAAGGAATCATGCAGTCCCTTTCCTTAACCATTCTTCCCATCGTGGCCAGCATACGTCCCAACGAATGTACGTGGGGACGGACACCTGTTCGCGGCAGTTCTCTATCGTAGCCTTGACCCACTGGCTAGCTTCGTAGACAGGCCTTACGCAGGCGAATGATCCTTCAAACCTAAATGCGCGCGGCTCTATCAGAAACTGCTTAGGAACAAATTCCGCTCCCCCTGCATAATTCCCGTGAATGCAGGGGGAGCCGCAAGCTATAGATTCCGCTAATGGCATCCCCCATCCTTCCCCGAGTCCAATCCCCCACGTCACATCGCAGGCTGAATACGCCCATGTCATTTGCTCGTCCGTGAGCGCGCCGAGCGAGATAATCAGGCGATTGTGCAGGCTGTAGTCGTAGGTGAGTGCAGAGATTGACCAGAAACGCTCCAAGGTATCGACGCGAATCCACGCCATTACATCCTTGATCTTGGCTAATTCAGCAAGAGCGGCGAAGGCGGTTCCGTAATCCTTTCGCGCCTGGTTGGTGGCCACTATCCCCACAAGGAACTTGCCGTCCTCGATCCTTAGTTCATCGGCCTCACCGCCGCATACCAGCTCGCCGAACTTGCGCCGCGCTTTATCGCGCCCTCGCGGACGAAAGACTGCGGTATCGATGCCGTGCGGGAGAGCCTCAACCGTGCGGCCATCATCGAACGTGCGCTCCAGGATGCGCGCACTCCATTCGCTATACGCAAGAACACGATCAAACCCAGTAAGAACGTGCTTGAGCAGCACCGACAGTTTTCCGTTTGGGCCTTCCGCGTCGATGGCCGAATAAGTCCAAAGGTCGAAAGGCTTGCTCATCAGGAACTTCCACAGCTTCACGTCATGGCAGTACGAATCCGGGTGAGACAGCCACAAAAGCCTAGAAGCATCCCATATAACCAGCAAGATACCGTGCTGATCCCCGGCAAAAGCCTTCCAAAAATCGGGCAATTCCGTAACTACCCATTCCTTCATGTCGTGGATTTCGTAGACGGGGAAGGGAAGCGCAGGCGATGCCGGATTGCCACCGCATCCCAAGCAGCCCACTTTGAACACGTCGCTCATGTGCTCGTGGATGCGGAGAGCTAGGTCGCGGGTGATGCGGCCCAGGCCAGATGTGGACGCGGGGGAATCGGAGAGGATCAAGAGCGGCGTAGGCATCTTACTTTTCCGCCTCTTTCAGCACATCCTCGATGATCTCCCGGAGCAACGACCGCAGCGGCTTGCCAAGTGCCAGGGCGCGCTTCTTAGCGATCTCCAGCGTGGCATCGTCTACGCGGATGGTGATGGGTACGCCGATTCGTCTCATTTGAACACCACTGTATTCCTATGCGTACCCCCATGTCAAGAGGCTATTTTGAGGAACTTTGCGCGGGTCATAGACACGATGCGCCCGCGATAATGTACTTTGTGCGGCCATGCAATCTCGTCTAAATCAACGATTACCGATGGATCGCAACGGTCATTCGGGCAGCGTCCTGCATGATAAGCACCCAAGCTGGACTTGATACCGGCCAGCCGTTCAGGTGCAGGTGGATCGCTCCACAGGCAAATAACGCCATCCATAAGGCGATGGCTAGGGCGCACGCGAGAATCCTGCGAGGTATCCCATAGATACGCTGGCAGGCTGAGATTCTTCGCCCGCGCTTCAGTGATGCCTGTTGCCGCGCTGGCGACTTCCGTTCGGGCCAACATGGCGATATGGCTGCGCGTGATGGCAGGAA